CGCGTGCGGTGATCGCGCTCAACGAATCGCCGATCTATATCGAGTGGACCAATAGCGCGTTCGGCTTCGTCGGTCGCTCTGTCTATCAGCGTGCTTTCTTCCCGCTGAAGACCTACATCCAGACGATGATCACCGATCAGGCGGTGGCCGAGAAGGCTGCCCTACTAGTTGCGAAACTGAAGTCGCCCGGCTCGGTCATCGACCAGCGCGCGCGCAGTTGGTTCAGCTTCAAGCGGCAAGCAATCAAGGGGGCGAAGACCGGCAACGTTGTGTCGATTGGCACCGACGAATCCATCGAATCGATCGACCTGAAGAACCTGCGCGACGCCGCGGAGTTCTCGCGCAACAACTGCATCAAGAATATTGCGACCGCGGCGAAGTTTCCGGCCTCGATGTTGTATCAGGAAACGCTGACCGAGGGGTTTGGTGAGGGTTCGGAAGACGCCAAGATCATTGCGCGTTTCATCGACCGTACCCGGATCGAGATGAACCCGGACTACCGCTTCATGGACGAAATCGTCATGCGGCGCGCGTGGAGTCCGGAGTTCTACAAGATCATCCAGCGCAAGTATGCGGAGTATCTGACTGTCCCTTACGAGACGGCTTTCTACGAGTGGAAGAATGCATTCTCGGCGAAGTGGCCGAATCTGCTGGTTGAGCCTGAGTCGGAACTCGTCAAGGTCGACGACACGGTGATGAAATCAGCCATCGCCCTGTATGAGGTCATGTCGCCGCAGCTTGACCCGATCAACAAGGCGAAAGCAACCGTCTGGCTGGCAGAGGTGGCCGGGGGGCGCAAAAAGCTGTTCTCTACGCCGCTTGAGATTGATGAAGAAGCGCTTGCAGCGTATGTGCCGCCCGCGCCCGAAACAGAGCCCAAGCCCGAAGTCGAGAGCAGTCACGAATGACCTCGCGCCCATCCATCAACGCATCCTTTCACGAGGTGCTCACCGCCGCCGTGCGCGATATCTCGGAGAACGGCTTCGACGACGTTGGGCGACTCGATGACTGGCTGCGCAGGCTGAGGTTCGCGGCGGTTGCTGACCTGCCCTCCTCGGAGGAGATGCAGAACCGTATGCAACTGGCGATGCAGACCGTCTTTAACCGGACGTTCTCAAAGTCGGCGGCGCTCAAATATCACCCGGGCGTGCCGCGCTTCACGATTGAGCGACTCAAGCCGTTTGCACGCGCCGAACTCGACAGGCGGATTCAGGCCAGCGCCAAACTGATCAAGCTGAATAAAGAACAGGCGATCGAGAAGACGCTTCAGCGATTCTCGGGCTGGGCGACGTCGATCCCCGATCAGGGCTCGCGCGTGGTCGACAAGGTTGATGTCAAAGAGCACATTGCCAAGCCAATCAAACAGGTCAGTTACGAATATCGGCGCGTAAGTATCGACCAGGGCGCCAAGCTCGTCGCCGCCGTCAATGAAGTGGTGGCACAGCAGGCCGGCGTCATTGCATACCGCTGGCGTAGTCATTGGCGTCAAGCGGGATATGACTACCGTCCTGACCACAAAGAGCGCGACAACAAGATTTATCTCGTGCGTGGTAGCTGGGCGCAAGATCAGGGGCTTGTGAAGGCCGGCGAGGCTGGTTACTACGACGAGATCACCGCTGCGGCTCAGGAAGTATTTTGCCGGTGCTATGTCGTGGCCCTGTATGCCCTGCGAGAACTGCCGGAAGAGATGCTGACCGCGAAGGGCAAGACGCTGCTCGAAGAAACCCGCATCAAGCGTCCTGCTTACGCCTGACCCTGCCTCACCCACACACGAAGCCACCCACGCGGTGGCTTTTTCTTTTGGTACATCGCATGCCCCTCGAACACGGCTCGTCGCAGGAGGCGATCAGTAATAACATCGCCGAACTACGCCACGCCGGCCATCCAGAGGCGCAGAGCGTGGCAATCGCAGAGAAAGAAGCCGATAAGCACCGCAACGACTCCACCTCACCCCACTGCGCCGGCATCCTCTTCCGCGCTCCCGGCCCGCAATATCTGCTCGTCAAGCGCAGCGACACGGGCGAGTGGGAGCAACCCGGCGGGCACATCGAAGCGGGTGAGTCGCCCGAAGAAGCCGCGGCACGTGAATGCGTCGAAGAGATCGGAGGATGCCCGGACGGTATCCGCTGGATAGCCCGTACCACAACTAATCCGGACGGCGGCGACTACACCTGTTTTCTGCAGGACGTCCCCGCGCCATTCGAGCCGAAGCTAAACGACGAACATACCGAATGGCAATGGGTCTCGCCTTCTGCTCTGCCCGAGTCCACGCATCCCGAAGTCGCCAAGACGATCGGCCTTGTCTCTGGTAACGAGCTCGACATCGCCAAGCGCATGGCGGCGCATGAGTTGCCCTCACCCCAGCGATACGAAAACGTCTGGCTCTTCGATATCCGGATCACCGGCACGGGCCTGAGTTATCGCACGGCGCTCGATGAGTATTCCTGGCGCACACCCGATGAGTTTCTGACCGAAGAGTTCCGGCAGCGCTGCTACGGCCTGCCGGTCATCTTCGAGCACCCGAAGACGCTCCTGAATTCGAAGGAATACCACGAGCGCAACGTCGGCTCCATTTTCCTGCCCTACCTCACCACCGATGAGGTCTGGGGCATTGCCAAAGTATTCGATGACGATGCGGCCGTGCTGATGCATGAGTCGCACGAATCGACCAGTCCCGCGGTTGTCTTCCGCGACGCGGGCTCAGCCGAATTCCTGGAAATAGATGGGAAGACGGTTCTTATCGAAGGTAAGCCCTCCTATCTGGACCATCTCGCAATCTGCAAGGAAGGCGTGTGGGACAAAGGCGGCGAGCCCAGCGGAGTCAACAATGGAGAAATTCGAATGGATGCAAATGTAGAGCAGGTTCCGGCCTGGGCTGACGCTCTGGGCAAACGCCTTGATGAAGCATGCTCAACCATGAGCGCGCGTCTCGATGCACTGGAAAACAAGGGCGGCGATCCGATGCCCGCCGCACCAATGACCGCTGATTCTGCGGCGAGCGAACTCGGTGCTGCCGAGACCGCCGGCAAGAAAGAGCATGAGTTGGAGGCAGCGGCTCTGGCGGCTGGTGCTGTCGAGGAATCGGCAGAAGCCAAGGCTGCGCGCGAGGCAAGGGAGCGCACCGACGCAGCAGAGGCGGCGCGGCTTGACTCCGAAGAAAAGGAGCGCAAGGAGAAGGAAGCGATGGAACGCAAGGATACAGCAGAGCGCATGGACGCGCAGGCCCGTGAAAATGCCGATCTGAAGGCCAAGCTTGCTGCGATGGAATCCAGCATCAAATCGCTCACGACGCCTTTGTCGGTCAGCGACCGCGACGCACTCAGTGCTGCACAAGCACGTTGGGATTCGGTTGCGCAGATGCTGGGTGACACTGTTCCGGCTCCGCTGCACGGCGAAAGCCCGATCGCGTATCGCCAGCGTCTCGCCTCACGCTTCCAGAAGCACAGCGAACGCATGAAGAGCGTGCGCCTTGACTCGCTCGACGGCGCGATGCTGGACATGGCCGAGGATCAGATCCGCATGGATGCTCAGGCCTTCGCTCGCAGTCCTGCTGCCGTCACCGCCGGCAAGCTCACTCCGCGCCGCTATAACGACGCAGCCGGCCGTCAGATCACCGAGTGGGACGGCGATATTGACGGATGGCTCGGCTTCTTCAAACACGAAGGTCAGGGCGTTCGTCTGCTCGACCCCCGCCAGAAACACTAAGGAGTCGATAGATGACTGTCTCTTTCAATCCGCAAGCGACGACTTCTCCGTCGAATACGTTCCTGCCTGCTACCGAAGGCTATGTACAGGGAACAACGTTTGATGATACGTCCTCGCGCATGTGGCTTACGTCGGGCGTTGTAGCTGCGAGCGTCACGCAGCCCGTATGGGGCGGCATGGCGATCACCGAAGAAGTCGCAACCGTAGGCCAAAATGCACTCGGCAATTCGCTTATCCTGGCGACTGCTGCTGGCAACGTGACTGGTTTCACGGTGTTCGATCAGTCGCACAACATGATTATCGTGCCGGGGAACACCGTGCAGCAATCGGTGGCCGGCATGACGGTCAACTACTACCGGTTCGGATCGAACATCCGCATTGCGGTTGGTGTGCTGTCGAGCATTGTCGCCACGCTGGACAGTGGCGCGATCAACCAGACGCTCTACTGGGACCCGGCACTCCAGCAATTGACCGCATCGGGCACCTCCGGTGCGTTTGCGCTGCCGGCGACGACGAAGATTCTTTCGTTGAATTCCACCAGCAAGACCATCAGCTACAACTCGGGCACCGGGGCATTGACCTGGACGACGGGTAACGCAGCACTGATCCAGATCTAAGGAGCCCACAACATGGCAAATCTGTTTCCGGCCCGCGCGCGGATCAACCCGCATTTCGCCGAGCCCGATCTCATCGTCACCTATGCACAGGCATCAGGTGCGTTCGAAGCACTGCAGGGCGGCAAACCGCGCGTAAAGATCGGCCTTGACGATCTGTACGTGTACGTGAACTCGCTTGATTTGCGCACGGAAGTGCAGGCTTCGGGCGCCGCCCCGAACTTCCTTCCCTCGGCAACGCTCGTCGGCGACCAGTTCAGCACCGCGACGTACCTCGTTCGTACGCGCTCGGTATGGGACCGCCACGACACCGCTGCCGCAGCAAACTACAACGTCAGCCTGCCGGCCGCACAAAACCTCGCCGCGCGCCAGGGTCACTACCAGCAATACCGTACCGCCCTGCTCTACGGCTATCAGCCGTCGAACGGCGAAGGCCTGCTGAACGCTCCGGGCGCCACGCTGGTGACACTGCCGCCCGACCCGTACGGCAACACGACGTTCTCGACCTACGACAACGGCGCGATGGCCCTGTGGCTGCTCACGCAGATCGTCAACCTGAAGATCGGCATGTTCCAGTCGGGCGGCAAGATCCATAACAAGATCGTTGTCATCAGCCCGCAGCGTATTTTCCTGCAGGCCCAGATCGCGAACATCGTGCAGGTCACGGCGTACCAGCGTCCGGGTGCGGGCACGCAGAC